GGATTAGTGCCATCATTAGCTGTTGCAAAAACTAATTGATCACCTTTATCATCTGTTGCAAAAGTAAAACTATCTCCTGAACCAGAAACATATTTAAACTGTACCGTGTATGCTCCTGAAGTTGAGTTTCTTAAGATATAAAATGTTTGAACATCTAAAGGTATTGTTACAATTTGATTTCCTGTAATTGTACCAGTAAACTCAATCATTCTGTGAGATAAAACTGCACCAGTTGATCCATCAGAAACAGATAATGTAGTTGTTTGTGCACCACCAGCTATTGATTGTTGTGTAAAACCACCAGAAATTTGTTCTATGATTTGTAAATTAGTATTAGTTTTTGTACCCCACGTACCGGCATTTTCACCAGTTGCTTGTAGTTCTATACCCAAAGGTGTATATGTTGATGCCATAAATTTTTATCTCCTATGCAGCGTCACTATAACTTGTATTTGATCCAGTTGCAACATCCGAATATGTATCATTCGATCCTGTTGAAACATTACTATAGCTGGAATTTGAACCAGTGTCAACATTTCCATAAGCTTGAATTCCGATTATTCCATTTGACGCTGTAGCTGCGTCTAGAGTTAAACCTTGTGTAAAATCTGTTATTGTAGATAAAGAACCTGCTGCTGACGTTGCCGCTATACCTGTTAAAGGAACTCCTATCGCTGGCACTATAGCCCCTACGGATGTTGATGAAGATATTCCTGTTAAATTTACTAATTCAACAGATGTAATTTCTATCTCACCTATAGAAGCAGTAGAGGACACTCCTGTAATGTCAGCAGGACCAAATTCTAAACCTATAGTTCCTACATTAAATGTAGCTGATACTCCTGTTATTGGCTCAGTGCTTACACCAAAAGCTAAACCTAAAGTTCCTAAACTAAAACTAGCTTCTTGACCTGTAATATCTGGTGTTGAATCAATTTGTAAAGTTGTAGTTCCTAAAGTTGTGGTTGACTCTTGTCCTGATACTCCAACCACATCTGCAGGTGATATTGATCCAACACTTGCAGTTGCATCTATACCAACAACATTTAAAACTTGATTAGGAGATTCACCCCAACTTAAATCACCCCACTCATCTCTACCCCAACCAACTAAAGTTCCTGAATAAGATAAAGTTGGTGTTGCAAATTCTGATTGTTGTCCATCTAATACTTGACCTATACCTATCGTAATCTCACCAACTTGACTTCTCATTATTTTAAGAAGTTCAGTCCCTGTTGGTGGGTCTGGAATCATTTCCAAAGGAACACCTATACCTTGAACGACTGTTCCTAAAGTGGTATCTGCTTGTAAGCCTGTTGGAGTTATAAGTTCATCTCTGCCTTCTCCCCAATCAGCTGTGCCCCATGTTATTCTTCCCCAACCTGTTTCGTTAAAAGATAAAGTGCCATCGGCGTTTAAAGATATTGTAGAAGATAAACCAGATGGTTGAGCGACTGCATCTTTTAATTCATTCCATTCGTCTTCACTCCAAGACTTTGCACCCCAACCTACATCTAAAATTGTAGAACCACTCCATTGAGATTGATCCCAGGTTAACCGGCCCCATCCTGAAGTTACCGACATAATCGGCCTCCTATGCTATACGAATGATTGCGTTACTAGCGTCTGCTGTTGGAAATTGAATTGTAAATGTTCCACTTGATACTGTTTTGTCACCACCAAAGGCAATAACAGCAACAGCTTTGTCAGATTGTGAATCGTTATAAATTAAAGCACCATTAGCTGTAAAAGATGCCGAAGTAAAACTTACATCTGCAAAATCACAAAATGCAGTTGTTCCAGATGTTGTTGGAGTTACTGAAGTAAGTGCTGCACCTGCAGCTGTGTATCCTGTTCCAGATATTTCGTTACTAGTTGTATAAGCAGTGGTTCCTGCACCTAAGGATGCAGAACTTGTATATAAAGCTATTTTAAAAGTATCGCCACTTGTTGCAGTGAAATTATGAGTTCCAACTAAGATCTCTTGTTTAAAACTTGTACATATTGCTGATGATATAGCCATAATTTTTCTCCTACGGGTTTGCTGAAGTTACCGGAATACGAACAGCGCCATCAGTGTAGTCGTCTCTTCGTCTTCTACCAACTTGCTCATTAGCAAACTTCTGTACCTCTTGTTTATACTTATTTTCATATAGTGTCAACATATCTATTGGACCTTTTAAAAATGAAAATGCCTCCGACAAACAACAATATAATAGCCCATTTGGAAAGTTAAGACTAATATAATTGGTATCGTCATTTTCTAATAATGCTGGCGCTTTGTTGTAATGAACTCTAAATTTATATGTTGCATCCGGGACTGGAGCAAACATTATTCTTCCAGAAGTGGTATCAGACTCTCCTGTTGCACCACCAAACATAGCATAATATTTTGGTTTTCCTCTTTTAGCTGATTCAGTTGAAGGTATATATTCTTGTAAATATGAAATATCTTTTTTTTCTAAAAATGTATTTGCCCCTGTTGTAGCTGATGTTGAATCATAAACTTGTATGGCTCTAATAAAAACTGCCCCTGCTGGAGAGTTAATTGTTTCTTGCCCTACAACAAGATCTCCTTCTTGTTGTTTTCTATCTGCATCAATAGGAACATCTCTAAAAATTCTGTATTGTGCATTTAAAATTATATTCTCTAAAACAGCGTCTGTTAAAACATTAGAATCGGTTTCAGTATAACTTTTTATTTGTGTTTTTAATCCTGATGCACTTAATCCTGCCATTATGCTATTACCTCTCTACAATCTGGACAACTTTTTTTAAATCTTAAATGTTTTGGACAATGTTCTGGTTTAGGTTTTTGTACCTCTTCATACAAAACAAGATGTGGGTCTTGTTTTTCTGTTATAAACAAATTTTTTATCCAATTCCAAATATTACTTATCATGGTGTTATTGTAACTGGTCCTGCAGACACAGTTGGTCCTCCTGCTTCTTCTGTTATACTAGGAGTTGAGCCTAGTGTAAACGTATATTTATTTGTTGTAGTTACTGTTATACTAAAACCTGAAGAGTCTTCATAAGCTGTAAAAGCTACACCTCCAGGACTTCCTTGTACATTTCTAAATCTTACTGTATCTCCTGAAGTTCTTCCATGATTGTTTTCTGTTACAGTTATTGTTGTTGACGATGCTGTAGTGGAAAAAGGATTATTACCTAACATAGCAGCAACTGCTGGTTCTACTCTATCGGTTCTAACATTCCTTAATGAAATACCATCTGCACCATGTGGTTTAGGCTCCAACTGTGGTTGTTTAGCCTCGTACTCTGAAACATGAACCAACGATCCATTCCATTCTCTAAGCATTTCTTTGTACGGAAATTCCATACCAGATCTATCTGATATTGCTTTTGCGTATTTACCTGTTGCATATTTTGACATTATGTTCCTGGATAATAAGTTTTAGGTGTAATATGTGTACTAGAAGCAGAACCATCTTCTGCTAATGCTCTTGCAAATTCATCTTCGTAAGCGAGTTTCATAGGTTGAATTAATTGTGGTTGATATTTTTGTGATAAATAATATGCAAGTCCTGACACCATACAAGGCACAAATCTAAATGGTACATCAGTTGCATTTGTGTAATCTCCAATATCTTGAATTCTTTTAATGTAATAGATGTGCATATCTTTGGATGCATTCGTAGAATCTGGTGTTGGATACACTTGAATACTTACGTGATCTATAAATCTTTGAACAAAATATTGGTTAGGTGTTCCTTTAGAAAGTTTATTAGAAAAACCTCCATAAGTTGATCTATCAACTTTAGTCATAGGACTATCTGATTGTGTAGTTTGAGTTCTATTAGATCTTAACTGTGCTTCAAGGACATCGGACATTCCGTATATTCCGTTTGTAGGTGTAGTAGTTGCAGAAGTTCCATCAGCACTTTCTCTAAAAAATTTATATTCTGCTTGACCTTCAATCATGTCAATATTGGTTTCTGCTATTTCCCAATAATGAATACCTCTATTACCCCACTCTTGAAATAATATATTAAGAGATCGTCTAGCTGATTTCATTTGATAACCAGCTACAGAATTTAAACCAATACGTTCGAAAGCCTCTTCTATAATTTCATCGATAGAAAAAGTTTTATCGAATGTCGCTGTTCCAGAGGTAGTGTTAGCCATTTAACCTCCTAGCCGTCAAAATATACAGTTACCGCGTTACAACTTGTTTCAGTAAAAGTTATATAA